TCTTCCACGAATCAAGTGGTAATCCAAACGCGACCGGTAAGACTACATCAAAAGGTCAAGCTAAAGGTCTTGGACAGTTGTTGCCACACACTGCTGAAGAACTTGGAGTAACCGATCCATTCGATCCAGACCAGAATCTAAACGGGTCTTTGAAGTATCTAAGTCGCCTGTACAAGAAATACGGACATGATCCGCTACTTGCATACGCAGCTTATACATCAGGTCCAAATAGAGTGCAGCCGGGAGAATCTATTCAAAGTGTCATAAAGAAGTTACCGGCAGAAGGTCAAGCTGGTGTCAAACGAGTGGCACATCTTATGGGAATCGATATTAACCCTCCTAAACCCGCGCCCAAACGCGGTTATGGAGTAAGTGGTAGCTGGTAGGGACTTGCATGTATGTATACTTATTAACAAACAAATTGAATGGAAAATACTATGTAGGAAAAACTAAAAAGAAAGACTTACAGAAGTATTTTACATTTAAGAAGTGGTGTGCTAAGAAAGGCGGTAATTACCATCGTATGCCTGTTATTGCGGCTATTGCAAAATACGGATGGGATAGTTTTACTGTCGATGTACTTAGCATTGTTGATACCGAAGAACAAGTTAATGATCTAGAATGTCTTTGGATTGTTCTTTTAAATTCTAGAAACCCAGACATAGGGTACAACATTGCCATTGGTGGTGGAAGGGTTTGTGCTCCATTATCTGAGGCAACTAAGGATAAGATCAGCGCTGCTAATAAAGGCCGAAAACCAAAAGGCTACATACGCACAGATTTGCATAGACAACAACTTCGTGATAGAATGAAGGGGAATAATATCGGCACTAAATTTACATCTGAGACGGCACGACTAGCAATGATAAATGAAACCCCTGAGAATAAGACAAAAAGAATTGCAGGAATTCAAGCAGCTTGGGATCGAAAACGCGGTATAACTGGAGGGTAACTATATACTTAGGCAAGATGACTGGCAAAAGGCCCAATTAGTAACATTCGGTTGGACACATGGTAAGAAATACGGGGGGCATTTAGCCTCTTGTATTATCATGGACACAATTATGAACCGTGTACGCGCTGGATGGGGAAATGTCGCAGACGTAATAAACAAGTTTCCACAAACTGCCGCTAACCCGTTACCTGATACCGAAGTTCCACAAATCTGGGGACCGGAATTCATTAGACTATTACACGAAGTTGAGAGCGTTTTTGATAGCTCAAGTAGTTACTCAAAGGGCGCTCTCTATTTTTGTGATACGGCTGCACCAATTAGCGAATGGTTTCAGACACACATTCTCGATGAAAAGGAAAAGCACCCATGTATAGGTGACATGAACAGTTTTAGATTTTACAGATAAGGAGATTTATGGAGCCTATTAGTTGGGCAACTTTATTGTTTGCAGGAAAGATACTTGGTTCTCTAACAGGTGTTACTACAGCGTTGTTTGGAGTTTTTAAAGTGATTAACTGGATCAAAGCAAAAATAGCCAATATCGATTCTAACGTAGTAGAATTGAAAACAAGCATGGATGCACACATTGGAGGATTACGAGACGATATTAAACAGCAGACCACAACCTTGGCAACGGCTTTACAAGAACAGCGAGCCGACTTCAGGACATTCTATGCCCCTACAATCATGGCGATGCAACAAAGGTATGAGCCGTGGGAATCGGCACCCGTGCGGGCCAAAAAGCCTGTAAAAAGAAAATCTAGAGGATAGCTTGACAACAGACCCAAACCGTGATAGAATGGTATTAAGTCGAAACAACCGGAGGTAAATGAGTGATCCGAGTGTAAACAATACGCCTTCCAAAGAAGCGTTGATTACAGATATGCAAGCCCTTATTGGGCAATACAACAAAGTCACTAGAGACTTCTACAGAAAGCAAGGGTCTTTCTCTGAAGGCACGTGGAGCAAGTTCTTTCCCACGTTCAAGGACTTCGTGGAAGCGGCAGTGGGGAACACTACCCCGTCTGAAGCTGCGAAGTTTGTCTTTACTGACACGACTGGTGAAATCTTTTTAGATAAGACTACCATTCACACCCTACCAGAACTACTTGAGTACTGCGAAGTCGATTTGTCCATTTGGGCAGTTGAACGCTTCGTTGTCAACAAATGGTCCATGGGTTACGCTACAGGTCCTAAAGATGACCGCGTAGCTCACGCAAAGGATTTATATCAGGTCAAGGCTACCCTTGTCAAGCGCAAAGAGATTGTTGATGCGCGTAAGGAAATTGAAGCACTTAAGACCGAGTTCAAGGCAGAGCTAGCGAAGACAGTTAAGCTTCGCAGAATATACCGGACACGTGATTACACTACCGGTAATATGCTGGAAATCAACATCCCTGATTCGCACTTTGGGAAAATGTCTTGGGGCGCGGAAACCGGTGATCGTCCGTATGACACACCAATTGCTGCCGAAACATTCCTGAGAGCATTACAGAATCTCATTGAATTGTCAAAGGGATTCGAGTATGACAAAGTTCTATTCGTTGTAGGAAACGACCTTCTGAATTCAGATGATGAATTAGGACGCACCACAAAGGGTACGTTTGTTTCCACAGATGGTCGGTATCAGAAGACGTTTGGAATTGTTCGTAAGACGATTACCAAAGCGATTGAAATGCTGCGCGAGATTGCGCCAGTCGAAGTCGTAATGGTAAGCGGAAACCATGATAACCTTGGTGTGTGGCACCTTGGTGACTCTCTTGAATGCTGCTTTGATAACTACGAGGATGTTACGGTTCGTAACGAGCCTACACAACGGAAGTACGTGCGCTTCGGTTCTGTATTGCTCATGCTCACGCACGGAGATAAAGGCAAGCGCGAAGATTACCCATTGTTAATGGCTACAGAGCGTTCAAAGGATTTTGGTGAGACTAAGTACAGAGAAATCCATACCGGTCATATTCACCAGACTAAGTTACAAGAGTGGCATGGAATTAGAGTACGAATTCTACCCTCTCTTTCACCGCCAGATGCTTGGCACAGTGAGAACAGTTTCACAGGTCAGCAACGAAACGCAGAAGCCTACGTGTGGAATTCAACACATGGATTGATCGCGCAGTTCTTCCACAACGACGATAGTTTTCCTGTGATTGAAACAGAACGTATAACGAAAGAAGGTAAGTAATGTTTATTCACGATTTGATGGCGAAAGCTTGGCCGTTAGAAATTAACCACAGCTTGCCGTTTTGTGAATATGAAGTCGGTGACTATTTCGAGGAGGCATCCGGTGTATATCGACTTCTCTATCGAGACATCACTAAAGTACGCATCGTTCACATGAACAGATGGACTAGAATTTGGTGGGGCGGTCCTATCAAAGCCAAACAGGAAAACAGAGAACAGACATTTACACGCAACGATATCTTTAAGAGGAAAGGATAATGGGCACAGGCGTAAAGCTACCAACGGACCCGAAAGAACGTAAGAAAATTCCTATCTACTCGGGTTTCATGAAGTATTTCCCAGATGCTATTGTAGAAGTGTCAAAAGTATCATGGGTTGGAAATGAACAGCATAACCCCGGAGAACCTTTGCATTGGGCACGGGAGAAGTCAACAGACCAAGAAGATACCCTACTCCGTCATTTAATGGAATCAGGCAACATCGACACAGACGGGCAACGTCATTCCGCAAAGATGGTGTGGAGAGCACTTGCAATTCTTCAACTTGAGATTGAGGCGGATCGGGCAAAGGAGACAAATGCCAGCAAAGAGTAAAGCACAGGAACGTTTTATCATGGCGAATCCCGGTAAGTTCGGCGGGAAGAAAAAGGCCATTAAGGAATGGTTGAAGCCGGTGAAGGGTAAGAAGCTACCAAATAAAGTCAAGAAGAGAGGTTAACTATGAGCAAACCAGAAGACAGACTAAACCCAAAGTGCCCAGATGCATGGAGTCTTTTTGAAGCGTGGGGCGGGCGTTCATGGTTTCCATCAGTGACCGAAAAGAAGGAGAAGGAAGATGTCGGAAGCATCCAGCGCGACAACAACCTCAACGGCAAGCGCAAGTAGCCTTACTTGGTTACAAAAGCACGAGCGGTTAATTATTGTGTTCATGAGTTTACTGCTCACGTACTTTGTTGTTGACAAAGGCTTCTCACTAGCATCCAGCTACGAGAGCCATAAGGCACAGCAAGCCAGCAGCGTATTAAGTACGCAAGCTGCCGAAGTCGCTTCTGAATTGGCTCAAGCGAAAGCACAATTAGCCGATTATGAAACTGCACTGGCCGCGTCTACAAAGCAGAACGCAACATTGACAGAGGCTATAGCCAGTCGGAATCAGACGGTCATTGTACAGCAGCAGAAGGATGCAACACTTCCTCCATCACAGTTGGCAACAAGATGGCAAGGCTTGGTAAACAATACGGGCGTGGAGACAGCAGTAAACGGATATGCAGTAACCGATGATGCAGCGATAGCGACTGTTGAACAGCTTGAGCAGGTACCGGTCTTGACACAGAACCTAAAAGATGTTACAACAGAGGAAGCTGGTTTGCAGACTGACGTAAATGA